GAAACACCACAATTCCACAATAGGGCTCCAGTAACATCGGAATAATCCCAAAGGAAAGTGGTATAAAAACTCTCTCTCTCACAAATCCCTGAAATATCCAATTCATCAGTTCCTCCTAATCCTGTGGTCCTGGGGTCCACGGTTACTTCCTGTTTAGCTGTCAAACCCATAGACCTGCTAGTATCTGGGGCATCAACTTGGGCCAGATTACCAGTAGGTAAGGGTGAATTCAAGCAGGGTTCGGAAATTACTGTAGGACGTGAATATCCAAATAAAGCGGCTATTTTTCCTAATCCCGCAGCACCAATTTGAGTGGCCATGGCATAAGGTCCTATAACAGGAACTTTAGATAATTTACCAGCAATACTCGCTACTGCTGAAGCCGGTTTCGAAACAGGTCCAGAACCGTATTCATCTATTGCCATTTGTGGAGTAAGGCCATCAAGATTAATTTGGGTGGGTCCAGAAAGAACCACATCTTCACACCAAGCCCATACTGTAACAGAAACAGCCTGTGTACCATTCATCTTTCTCAATAAGCCAATACTGTTCATCTCAATCTCTCCCATATCATCCAAAGTTCCACTCTTTGTAAGATCAATCGCATTGTAAGGATGAAAGAAAGGAACTACTATTTCTCCACCTGTAGAAGACGCGGGATCTATATAAACATGAGGACGCTGAGAACATTGAACAAGACCAGAAGGTTGAGTATAACTATTGGTTCCTGTCAATGTGTTGTATGGGTTGTAAGAGCACAATAATCTTCCCCAATAAAACTGGTTCCCATTTATTGTAAACTTAACATGTAGTTTGCCCCTGAAATTCCTATAATTCGTAAGACGATTCGCAATTTTCGGGTCCTTTGCCCATAGATTCCATGGGTGAAAGGTTTGTGAAATAGAACCATTTACAGCCCAATTCACGTCCCTAATCCTGACGGGTCTCTCAAACCAATTTGGAAAATCAGCATCTCCAGACTGAGCCATATCAAATGAAGCATCTGGCATAGATTCAACAGTTTGGGTGTTGGAATTGAAATCTGAATAGGACACAATAGATTTCTTTTCAAATGAAGGACCAACCTTTTGACTACTAATACCTGACTGTTTATTAAGCGTGACATCCATCACTGGTAATTTTTGAGTGTTAACCACACTACAAAGGGGAGCTTTTGACTGCGAGTCCTCCCTTGAACTCCTGTTATTTACATTAGTAGCTTATTTACAGATAGAGGCCTTGCCAAGGCTCATCTAAAGGGTTCTTAGAGTGGGAAGGTGTTGTAATCTTCATCTCCCCGGAATTGTGCGGCCTGCGAACGAAAGCCACCATCCATTTGAAATTCGCCTGGGTGCACCGCTATAAAAGTAGGTGACGCCCCAGACAGGATCCTGTAGAGCACATCCCCAGTGAACAAGTCACGTAGAGGAGTAGTGTGCATCTTCAGGACCAACCATGCACGTGTTATTTGATTACACATGCGATTTGTTGCCTGTCGCTCCATGAGCCTCTGCTCCATGGAGATACCCAAAATACAAGCGCCGCTAAACACTCTAATGGGTTGGCCAACATTGGCCGCTAACATCAACAACTCGTCACAGACTAGCTCCCTATCTATTTCCACCATTCTCCTTCGAATACGATCATTTTGGATCTGTTGTTCGAGCTCATCGTAATATGGGAGCACATTAGCCTGTTTTTCCAATTTGGCCTCTTTCCATTTGGCCACATTCAATTTCCTGACAAATTCCATCTTTGCCTTGTGGGCCAAGAGTCTTAACTCTTCAGCCTTTTCCCTGTTCCTAGCCTTCCTAGGAGTATCAACATGTCTACAAACCAGAGTAGAAAATTTCCAATTCCTCACGGGGCACCTCACCGTTCTTTTGCGTCTGACATCAGTTTTGAAGTCATTCCAAGCATAATTCAACATAGAAAATCCCCATTCAATATATTTACCTGCAGCATAGCCGAAAATCATGTAACAGACCAGAATAGGCAAACTTGCAAGCAGGGGAAAAATGAACAGAAAAATTCTAAAATCTATGTTAGGAACAAACTGCATGCGGTACATCCATCCATTGAACAACACTGCCGCCAGTGAAACACCCATGAGAAAAGCAGCAATAACATCGGGCAAGTAGGAATCCCAATTACAATACTGGTCCATACAAGTGGGGTGGTCAACATAAGGGTTGCAAACTGGCAGTTCATCAGGGACCTCCAGCCTCACTTCGGAATCCAATGGTGGATAGGGATCCAAGAATGATTGTTTCACCAACCCTTTCGTCCTATAACTCGGAACTCCTTGTGAAAAATCTTCCATCACACTACTGGTATTCTCGTATCTCTCCACCAAGTCTTCAAAACTGGGTGGGAAAAAGAAATCAGATATTGGAGGATTGCAAACGTGTTCTCGAACAATTTGTTCAATCTGGGGTCTCCTCATGTCATAGACCTCTTTACCATGTAGAAAGTATTCATCAAGAGCCTGGCGTAAAACGCCAGCCATATATTCGCCTTCACACAATGGTGAATCTACCCTCCAGGTATGCAATGACTTCAAAATAGAAGCTTCTTCAATGGGACCAACAATGCTGCCAAGAGTATCATGTTTCACAAACTTTCGTTTCAAAAGATCTGCTTGATCGATGCCAATGAAAGGCACTGAAGCGGACTCCTTGTCAGACATGGTATAACCAACTCCTATAGAATCCATCACGGCAGCAATTGAAGAATGGTTGAACAACTTCTCCTTCTCGTCTACAGATCCAATATTGTCATCTCCATAACACAGCAAATCTACCATCTCGTGGAACAATGGAACTTCTTCAGGATGCATGGTGTAGTAGGCGTAGCGCATGTACAAACGATTTGCATCATTGTTCACTTCTACGGTGAGAGGTTGACCTGATGGATTGGACCCCACGACTTCCAAAAACAAACTCTTGATTTCATATACAGGATAGCACACTTCAGTGCCAATACCCCGGCAAATCGTCAAGAAATCTTGGGTCATCTTGCAACGCTTGAAGATGTGTTCGTAGTACTCAAAAGCTCCCGTCGAAAATTGCACTTCCATGCCCTTGTCAAAATGCTTGAAATCGCCATTGAAAATTCTGTTCAGATCTCGGAATGATTCATGGAAACAGCGCCAATCTTTGCCAGCAGCATTGGTTCCAACCGCAGATTCAAAATGCAACGGATATCTTCTACGGGCTGCCATCAAGGGAAGGAAATACATCCTAACCAAAATGATGAAGGCAACTTGTGCTGCGGAATAGGTGCGCACTTTGTGTTTGTCATACTTGGCGAAAGAAAGAGCTTCATCCTTCAGACACATGGCAAAAAGGGTGTTGATCCTTACACCAGTCAACAACTTCTTTTCCATTTGATTCACTCTAGAACGCACGTCCAACAGATCCTCGTCAAAATCGTAAGCAACTTCATGCTCTTCTGACTCAACTAGCTTCACGTATTTACTTTTCTTCCCACGCTTGGGCAAAGAGACTGATGCTTGGAAATTCAACTTATCAATACCAGCTGCACCATCGATGCCATTGATGGCTTGTTCATACGTGAGTTTGCCAACAGCTCTAGCAAAATCTGGATGGTCCTCCAAAAACGCATCAAACCCATCGCACATGTCCTTCAGAGCCCGTCTCATAATAGAGGACTTAGGAGGGATCTTCTTTTCGGTCATGACGTCCAAATCTCGATTGTAGTGCATGTACTCAGCAAATGTGGGCGGACGTGTATGAGCACGTGGTTCGCCCATGATTTTGGTGACTGCACCCGAAATAGGGGAGGTGTCAACTTTGGAAGAAAATCTGACTTGCGGAATGGTAGATTGTCCATAGATGGTGACGTGGTGTTCTTTTTCTTGGTCCAGGAAATTGATGGGATTCTTGGGGTGGATCACAGGTCCGATGTTGTACTTTACACCGTATTCTTCTTCTTCGAGTGGTGAAGAGCCATGAGCATTCCATTTGGGGATCCTCTCCTTGGCTCGTTTCAAAGCTTCTTGCGTTATCATGGATGCAAATGCATTGTTTCCGTCTCCTGCAACATGCAAACCTATGATCATGGGATTCTTGCCGTTCGTCACCAAAGGTGATCCACACAAACCATCAAAAGTGTTTGGCAAGGAGTACGCATAGCCCTGCTGGCAAAACCCAACTTTGTAGTCAGGAGCCTCCATAAGGACTGAACAAGATGGCCACTTTAGCTCCTTCAGATTTTTATCTCTGTAAAAGAGCTTCACGTTCGC